GTCAAGGTTGTCAAGAAGGTTCAGCGTGTCAATGAGACCGTTGATTTCACCAGTGGTGTACTTCGCCTGTAGTGCAGAAGCAACGAACTGTTGAATCATCGCTTGGGAAGAAATGGCAACTTGGTACTGGCTTTGCCCAAGCATTTCTGCGTCGTAAACCATTTTCAACACAATGTCGTTCAAGTCGTAAGCCGCAAACTTCAAGTCTTCAAACGACTTCTCGCCGAAGGCAATCTCGTCAAACAGTGAAGAAGCCTGCTTCTGGGCAGTACGCATTGAACGCTGGAACTGGATGATTCCTCCCATTGCACCCATGACTGCGGCAAAGAAGTCTTCAAACGAAACCTTGCCATCCTTGGTTGCGGCAATCATTTCTCTCAGTGCATCAACAGCACGACCATAACCACTCGCAATCTTCTTTATTGATTCACCCATACGAGACTGCTGGTATTCAAGAAGAGCCGCAGCATGTGCTTCCTGCTCAATCTTCACACGAGCCGCATCAGTGGCAACTGCCATGATATTCTGGCTCAAAGCAATCGCTCTGGTTTCGGCGTTCATCTGTGCGTAAGTGGGCATTGCTTCAGTCATTGTCTGAGCCTGAAGAAGTTGTGCCTCGGTCAATTGCCCAGTGCCAACGAGCATCTGTGCTTGTTCACGAGCAATACGCTCAAAGTCCGTGTTCTCCAAGGTGTCCTGCACTTGTTCAAGTGCCGTAACCATGTCAATGAATTGTGTATTGGCAAGTAGAAGGTCTTGCCCCAAAATGTCAAGTGCGTTGTTGTCATCCGTGTCGTTGATAGCACGAGCCATAGCCTTGGCGTTTTCTTCAGTAGCACCCTTGGAATCTGCTGTAGGTCAGCCGCCCTACCAAGAGCACCAAACGCACGAACCAACTTTTCAGACTCTTCGCCAGTATTGAACAATGTGTTAGCAAGAATCTCGGAACCATCAGCACCGGCTTCAAGAGCCTCTCTATTCTCCAGCAACGCAGTGGTCTGGTTCTTGATTGATTCAGTGAGTTCTTTTGTACGCTCGTTGGTGACTCTCTGCTTTGCACCATAAGCCTCAAACGCCTTCACAATGAGGACGATGGCGGCTGTCAGGGCAAGAAGTGGCAACAGTTCAACCATAAATGTCTTGACGGCGACACCCATAGCCTTGAAACCCATGACAGTTCCCAAACGGAGAGCATGCATGGAAGTCAGATTCTTCCCGTATGAATTGGCTAGAGCCTGCTGATAGCGAATCGTGTCTTTGATGCCAGCGATTGAAGCCTTCATGCTGGCAATTAGAGCAGTGCCAGCCCTAGCCGCACCTTCAGTCGTAGTCCCAAACAACTTCTGGCGAATGATAAGAGCACCCAGAAGAGAAACGAGCACTGTCGCCAGAGTCTTGTTCTCAGCCAAGAATCCGAGAAGTGGTGAAAGAGCCGCACTTACAACCTTGACAGCACCAACAAGAGCCATGAACCCTGCTGCGACAGCAAGAATTGCAGGCTTGGCTGCGTCCATTCCACTGGCTATTGCACGACCCAAATCGTACACATTAGATAGAACACTCTTCAGGACCGGACCAACTACTCCGAGAATCTGACCAACAACTTCACCAACCTGCTTCAACGCCTTGGCAAAGTTCTTTGCCATCCTCTCCGCACCTTCCTGAATCTCCTTGGAAGACAGGAAATCAGCAACCTTCAACATTGTCTCACGCAATGCATCAAAGATTGGGCGACCAAGTGATGCAACGGTCATCTGCACGAAGTCCTCAACGGTGGACATCGCACCCATCATCGTCTTGGATTGAGACTCCATCATTCCACCGAAGTCACGGCTCAACCCATCAAGCAAGCCACCGATAGCAGTAGTTGCGTCAATCTGACCCTTTCTCATCATGTCTAGGGCAGTGGGAATATCTGAACCGATGACATCAGCCATGTACTGATAAGCCGGAACACCGACTTCAGCCAACTGCATCAGTTCTTCAGCCTGCACACGCCCCTTGGCTTGAATCTGACCAAGTGCTCGCTGGATTCTTTGCAGGATTTCAGGTGAACCACCGAGACCAGCCGCAGCGTCACCAATAGCAGTGAGGCGAGGAAGCAAGTCTTTCGCTTCAACTCCCATAGCCATCATCTGTTGCGTCGTGCCCAGAAGGTCTTGGAAGTTGAACGGAGTACGAGCGGCGAACTCCTGAAGAGTGTTCAGCAGTTTGTCAGCCTCTTCAGCACCACCAGCGAAGTGAGTCATCGCAATTGTGGACTGGTCTAGAGTCTGGTTGAAGTCAATGATTGCAGACTTCGCCTTGGCAAACATCTTGGGAATAATGAAGCCAGCACCAATCAGTGCCATGCTCCGTTGAATCGTTCCCTGAAGCCCCTTGACACCCTTGGCGATGTCATCAATTGCACCAGAAGCCTGAGAACTGCCAGTTTGAATCGTCTGGACCGTCTGCTTGAACGAACTCTGGGCTTGTCTCATCCCCGAGGTGAAGTTGCCGACATCAGCAGTCAACTGAGTTGATATCTGCCCTGCTTGAACCGCCATTTACTTCACCTCCTCTTCTTCTTCATTGCCTGTTCTCGTTCCCACGCAGTCAACTTGTCGTGAGCAAGCCACCCGTTCAGTTCATCTGATGAGAGTGCCTTGTGGCTAGGGGAACCGAAGAGCAACTCGTCAACGGTTCTCCCTAGCCTCTCAGCGAGAATAAAGAAGTATCGGTACTGCGGGTCTTCTAGTTGTCTTTTCCCTCTTCGTCCACTGCTTTGGCGACCATGCCAGACATCTGCATAGCCTTCTGAGCAACGAATTCAATAGCCGCTGCTGATTTCTCCTGAAGAACAGAAATGTCCTCTGCATCAAATGCAGGTGCTCCGGTTTCAGGGTCATGCACAGTGGCAATAATCAGCATTGGGTACAAGCGGTCAAGGTCAACAGACCCATCAGGCAATGCACAAGTCTGAAGCATGCGACTGCGTTGCACAGCAGACATCGTTCGTACCTCTACATCAACATTCCAGTGCGGAACATGCAGGGACTCTTTGCCGATGTCATCAGCAGCGAGGATTCGGTCACGAAGGGACATGGGACACTCTCCTTATTGATTTTGATTAGAAAGTGGTACGGGTAATCGCACCAGTGACCTGAAGGTCAAGGGAGAAGGTTACCACATCACCAACCGGATTGGAGACGGAGTAGCCAGTAACAATCGCTTCGCCGGTGTACTTGATGTTGCCAGCACCGTTGCCAGCCGGACCATACACGAACGAACGACTGGCAGGCTCAGCACCGCCAGCAATGTAGCCATCAACCGTGGCATCCCACTTGCCCGAAAGCGAAATGGTGGCATCGGTGAGACCAACGATGTACGACTTGGCAGACGCACCGAAAGCAGTCGTTTCGGCGGTCTCAATCGTTTCGGGGAAGTCCACGTTGTCAAGGACATCCGAAATGGTACGGACAGAACCGCTGGTGTCATCCAGCGAGAAGAAAGTGCTTTTACCGTGTACGAAAGTGGGCATGATGGTACTCCTTAGAACCTAGAAAACCCGATGTTGAATGTGATTGCTCCCGACGAGCCAGCAGTGGATGCCGTTGCACGAATGTAACGGTTCACTGTTCCTGTCACTGCCGAGAACTGTTTGGTAGTCGTGCTGGCACTGACCGCCGTGAAGGTAATCAGGTCAGCAAACGTGGAGTTGTCTGCCGAGTGCTGAACCTTGATAGTTGTGCTTCCACCAGTAATCGTATTGGCGGTCACATGAAGATTCGCCATTCCACCAGCAGTGGACGATGCCGAATTGTCAACAGAAGACAAGTTTCCGAGCGAACCGAAGGCAATGGAGCCACCAGCAGTCAGCATCACGCCGTTGCGAATTCCATAGGTCTGGTTCGCAGTTTCGGCAGACGCATTGAAATCAGCAGAAATGCTGGTCACATCAGCAACAGGGCTGGAGACCGAATACGAAGTCTCGTGAGCCTTGCCCAGAACACACTTATTGCCAATCGTTCCGGTCTGGAAAGCAACAGTCACCAACGGAGTAGTAGCCGCACCAATAGCAGGTTGGAGAACGGCATCAACACCACTGGCATCTTGTGAGAACATTCCCGAAAGACTCAGTGTTGCGTCACCCAAGCCGACAATGTACGACTTGGCAGTGGAACCGAAGCCCGTGGTCTCAGCGGTCTCAATGGATGCAGAGAAATCGGCATTGTTGAAATACTCGGACAGATTGTACTGGTCAACGAATACGCCAGCACCCTTACCATGAACGAAAGTGGGCATTACTCTTCACCTTCCACGATTTCCTCAACAACCGGAGCACTCTTCTTCTTGGAAGTCGTCTCAACGGTCTCAATGATTCCTTCATCAAGAAGCCACTTCACGGAACTAGCCGGAATGTCAGAAACGACATCACCAGCCTCTGCCCGCTTATTCGGTGGATAATCAATCCCCACAAGAACCTTGTAACTTGTTGCCATTCTGTTCGCTCCCATGCATGCCTAAAGGACACTGAAGGGCAAGGTCACGGGGACACGGCAGGGAGCCAGCAGAGCCACAAGGGGCATGAATAACTAAGTTGTGAACGGAGCGTACACCAGACTCCGACCGCAATCAAGATTCTTGCTTGTTCTTCGCCTTACAGCGTGTGCAGACAATGCTCCAAGGTCTCGTGAGCATTTCAGCAAGAAGACGGTTGCAACGCCAGCAACGTGGCTTCTCGTCCTGCCCAGCACCTTCTCCGTAGGGGTTGCTCACGGTGTCTTCCTGACCACATCAAAATTGCAGGTAAACAGCACTCGCTTGGTCTTGTCTCTGTCCATAACAGCAGGATTGCTGGTGGCTTCAATACGCAGGTACAGATTGCTATTGATTGTCTGGTTCGCAATCTGGGTTAGGACACGGTAGACGGTATCAGCGAGTGAACGTCCGGTGGCATACGAGTCATTACGAACAATCAACTGCAATTGCGGTCGTTCCAATTGGGGGAGATTCGTTGACCCCTGCGTGTACAGACCAGAAACACCAGACTCTTCAAAGAGGGCAACACAGTTTCCCGGCGATTCAGGCAATAGACCAAGGAACAGGTTCGTGCCCAGCGTCAGGCTCGTATTGGTGTCAACGTAAGCACCGATATCGTCAAGCATGCCCATTACGGAGTCTTCCTTCCGAGCGTGTATCTCCTCATGAAGACTGCCATACGATTAGGAATGTTGGGGGCAGCGGCATTGACAGGCTTGGTTAGGTACTTGTTCTTTCCCTGACCATAGGACGCAGGGTACTCGTGAACGGCAATGGCATAAATGGTAGCCGCACCACCGAAACCGAGGGTCACATGAACCTTGTTTCCGGCTACGACAGGCTTCTCCACGAACCCAGAACGGCGGAGATTGCCAGTAACGACAGGAACATAGTTAGCCTTGGCATCCGTCATGATTTCTTCAGCAACCATGTAGAGAGCCTTGGCAACGTCTTGCGGTATTGCATGGGCAATCCTGTTGAAGTTGTTCTTCGTCTTGACGTTGACGCTGAGTTTCACGAGAAATTCACCACTGTATGTTCCAAGCCAGCGACTTCAGTGTGACGCTGAATGGAGATGATTTCAGGTGTTCTTCCATCCGGCAGAGTTATCTTGTCAAGAAGCCCAATGCTGGTGTCAGCAACGTACACCGTGGTAGACGGGGACTGCTCTTCAACTTGAGCACCCATGCCGAGAGTGCGGTTCGGCTCAACGTAAGCAGGGGCAGTACGAGAACTTCCGTAGTTGCTTTCAGCATAGTTGTTCAGTGTTGAATGTGGTTCAATCGTCACCGTGTGGGGCATGAAGGTCAGGATTTGACGGTCAATGGTCATCCGAACCTCCGGTAGTCATAAGAAGCATAGTTATCAGCAGGGTCAGCACGATTGTTGTCATGAATACCTTTCGCAGCAAACGTGGGTTGCCTGTCGTCGTCCGAGTCAATCGTCTCTTTCTGAGAGATAGACCAGCCACTGCCATAGGGGGAGACGGGCTGCAATTCTTCCTTGGCAAGAAGGTTGTCAGCGAGTTCCAGATACTGACGATACTTGGCAGAGAAATCAGCAGAAAGACCACCAATGGAGCGGCTCATGTAACGAGCAAACTTGGCAGCGATTGCACGAGCAGACTCAGAGGCAATCCGAAGAACCGAACCGTGTTCGTTGACGTAGTAGGTGATTTCCTCGTTAGAAAGCAACTGGTCGTTAGTGTCCGTGTCACCAATGATGAAGCGAACAGCGTCCAATGTGCTATTGGAAGGATTTCCTGAGTATGTCCAAGTCATGAGTGTCTCCGGTAATGGCGTTCACAGCCATTGTATTTGCTCAGGAGACCTGCGTGAAGTGCTACTTGCCTTTACGAGCAGGACTAGGACGCTTCTTCTCTGGAATCACCTGAATTTGCTCTTCAGAGAGCGAAACATGACGCTCACCGTTCTCATCAAGTTCAGGAACATCAACGCCATGCGGTAGAGCCATGAGATAACGGTTGCTAACAAGACGCTTGTAATGTACCCAATCGGATACATCAACAACTTCGCCACGAGCAAAACGCTTCTCACCATCGCCTCCGAAGGGTCGCAGAACCACGAACCACTTCGTCTTCGGGGTAATAGCCTCAATCAGCGGGTCAACATTGGACACTGGGTCACTCCTTGTTGTTTATTGCGGTCAGACCTTGACGAAAAAGTACGTCCAAGTAAGGGCACTATCGTTGATAGGGCTTGCAGTGGGGTTGTACAGATACACCGTCACCGTATTGGCAGAAGTCACCGAAGCACCAACGAACAGAAGGTCATCGTTCAGACCCGAGGGAGGGTTCATCACAATGATGTCAGTCGTGTCAGCACCAGTAATCGTGAAGGTAACCGTACCACGAGTGGTAGCACCGATGGAATCGGGGTTCAGGGAAACAGTCCCACTGGCAATCTTGGAGATATCAGCACCACCGCCGACATTCAAAGCACCAAAGAGACCTTTACCCTTAGTAAAGCGGTTAGCCATTTCAGCCTCCTAATCAGGCAACGCAACCGCTGAAGAAGTAACCCAAATCGGTGGAGACAACCTTGTAGTCCCACGCCATCTGAGCCTCAATGCGGTCTGCACGAAGTTCGGGCATACGGAACCGAGTGATTCCGATGTTCTGACCCATTCCATCCGAAACACCACGCCAAGCGAACTGGTAACCAGCCGAAGGGGTGAGCAATCCGGGCGACGGAGCCACATAGTAGAGGGCGGCGTTCTTGCCATGCACCTGAGCAAACGAGTCAGACGCACCCTCAGCACCGCTGTTCTTGATTGCACGAGTCACGAGCACACGGTCAATTCCGAACAAACGAGCAAGGATGCCCTCAGCCGGAACCTCAGACGAGGTGTACTTGATACGGTCAACCACATCGGGGTGGTGACGCAACTGGCGGAACACATCGTAGCCAAGCACCAACGTGTTCGGCATGAAGCCGGTGTTGGTGAGCATCGTGCTCTTGCCAGCCTCAATGTCCTCAATCGGGTCAGACGAGGTGTAGTTGCTCCACACCGTGAAGTCCGAGCCACCGGTCTTGTCGGTAGCCCACACGCCGGTGGTGAAGTAGGTGGACGACCAGTCAATCTCCTGACGGAGCAACATACGCTGGGTCACGAAGGTCGTGGCATCACGGTCAGGGTTCAGCGGATTGTCACTGTTGGCACGAACTTGGTCGTCAACATCCTTGTGGAAGGCGTAGACCGAGGTGCTGTAGTTGTCAGTGCTGAGACCGTATCCCGAACCAGCCGACTCAGTGGCAGGTGCACGGAGTTGAGCCTCGTCACGGAACCAGTCGCCCTTCGTGTACTTGAAGAACTTGTCTGACTGCTTCTCAACGGGAACCATCGGGAACACACGGTTCGCAATGAAGTTCGCCTGCTCCTGAATGTAAGCAACGCTGATGTTGGTCAGAATTGCATCAATATGGACATCGGATGAAGTGGGCTGCGGCATTTCTTATTCTCCTACTCAGGCTCCACGGGTGGGCGAAGCACAGTTTACAACGGCAGTACCGATAACACCCGCAGCACCAGTGGTGGTCAACATCTGACCAACAATGAACTCGGACGTATCAGTTCCGGGGGTCTTGGCATCAGCCTGACCATCACCACTCGTTCCGATAAGGTTACCGGCAGTGAGTCCAGCGTCCGAAGAAACCTTCGTAACACCAATGACAGTGATTTCAGCAGCCTGACCAGCGGTCGGCTTGTTCTGGAGAACACCGACCGGCTTGTCGCTAGCGTTAGAACAAACGGTGCAAGTGCCCGAGCCATCCACCTTCACGAAGTAATACTGCTTCGTGCTCAAGTCGGCACTAGCGGTGAGGGTAATCTTGAGCGGTTGTGAAGCCTTGTAAGCCATAATCAGTTTCCTTCACGGAGGTACGAGATGTACAGGGTTGGGTCATTCTCAACAGCCTTGGCAATCGCCTGCTCCCGAGAAAGGTTGGGGTTCTCACTCTGAATCTTAGCCGCCGCCTTCTCAATGTTCGTGGCAGGACCGTCATTGTGGAACCCAGTGGACTTGCCGATTTCCTTGAAGGTGTTGCCAGTTCCGATGTTGGCGTTAGCCGCTTCCAGAACCTGCCACACCTTGTTGAAGGTGTCGGTGTCAATCACATCTGCGATGGACTTCAGCACCTTGCCAAAGTCATCATTGTCAATCGGGAGATGCGTGAGCGTGGCACACTTGCTCACGAACTCACGCTCAAGGCGGAAGTCACGCTCAGCCTTGGCAATCATCTCGGCGGCTTCGGCTCGCTCCTGAGCCGACTTCAGAATCTCAACGAGGCGGGGGTCAGCAGACTTCATGATGTCTTCACTCTCTTCGTTGTCAATCTCGTTGGTTTCCGCAGCCATCTTCTCAATCTGCTCCAGCAATTCAGCATTGGCGGCTTCCAGTGCCTGAACATACTCGTACACTTCTTCGGGAAGGTCAAGAGTTTCCTCGTCCATTTCCTCTTCCTTCTTCACACGACGCTTCATCTTCATGCCACCCTTGGATGTCATTTCCTCTTCGTCGTCCATCATCTCGTCTTCGGACATGTCGTCTTCCATGACGACCTTCATGCCCTTCTTCTTCATGCCCTTCATCTTTCCGTATCCACCCTTGGACATTTCATCTTCGGTGGTCTCGGTCTCAACTTCAGAAGTCATCGGTTCCTCCACGGCAGTGTCGCTCTTGAAAAGAACTACTTTGCTCAGTTGGTTAGCAGGGCGAGTCACGAGACTAATCTCGTCAAACTCCATGTCGGTCAATCTGTTTCCAGTAGTCATTGCGAAGCAAACCTATCAACCGCTACAAACACACGCAAGCATTTCAGCAAAATTATTTCATTGACCCTTATTGAAGTCTTCAACAAGCGTTTCAATCTCATCGTCGTTCAGAGCAGAGCCGACATAAGCCTCTTCGTAAATCTGCTCTAGTTCCTCTTCGGTGATGTCGTCTTCGGGAATCATATGCTGAACCTCTCTCTTCCGGCTCGGAAAATCTTGGATAGAACCATTTCAGTTGCGATGACTTGCTTCTTGTCCAAGCCATATTTCTTGGACATGCCAGACGGTCGTGCAGTGCCACCAGTCATCTGAGTAACACGAGCCTGAGCATACCGGCGAACATTCGGATTCTTGAACTTGCTGACAGGACCAGACATGTATTCAGCAACTTTAGCAGCCGCCTTCTTTGACTTGGCATCAACAGCAGTCAAGCGAGTCTTCAACTGCGGCTCACCAGCCTTCGTGGGAGCCTTCGGACGGGGCTTGCCCTTCGTGGGGGAAGGCTTCTTGGCAGTCGCTTTCTTGGGTGCAGGTTTCGCTTCAGTCATTCTACGACCACCACGAGCACCACGAGCAGCGTGAGTTGACTGGTCGTGAGAGCCATGCTTGCTCATCTTCGTCTTCTCATAGCGTTCCAGAAGATTCCTGCCCTTCTCGGCAAGTTTCGCAGCGTCACTACGATTCTTCGGAACAGGCTCACCCCAAGCGGCTGCTGAAAGAGCAAGACGAGTTGGCTCACCCTTGTCATTGACCATCGGACCACTGGGGTTGGTGAAGAAACGAGTAAGGAACGAACCCTTTCGCTTCATCTTCTCTGGAGTGTCGGCAGGACCACGAACTCCCGGCTTCAACTTAGAGCCAGTCTCACGATTGAACTTGGCACGACCAGCGGCAGTGAGACCACCCTTGGGGTCTTTCAGTGGCTTGTTAGCACCCTTGCGGATAGCCATTTCCATAGCCATCTTCTTCTTCTTCAACTCACGCTTCTTCCTACTGCCCATAACGGCAGGGACATGAACGTCACTCGTTGTCGGTGAATCTTTAGCAACCATACGAATCTTCTCCGTGAAAGATTTGGAATACATTGAGGCATTGCACTTGCGACATGCTGGGGCAAGATTTTCAAACGTGTCGTAGCCGATTTCGGGCACGAGTTTCTCAAGTTCAAGGTTCTGGTAGTTCAACTTTGCCCCGCAATAAACACACGGTGCAGACTTGCCATTTCCCCATTCCTTGAGAATCTTCATCTTGCGACGAGCACGAACTTCGTTGTTGCCACGACCGAGTTCACCACCAGACCTGCCATCACTGCTCGTTTCTTTCTTGAAACGCTCACGCTGGTAGCGATTAGCCTTCATTGACTTGAAGTTCTTGACGACCTTCTTGCGGACACCGACGAAAGTGTCGTAGTCAACTCTCTGGCGACCTTCACCAAGGGCAACGACGTTCCCCAGAGCCGGACCAATGAACCCACCTTCTCCACTACTCCACAAATCAGCAGACATTCGGGAAACCTTGTCAACACTGCCAGTCTTGTACTTGCCACCACGACGCTTGTACTCCTGAACGAGCCAACCGTTTGCATAGGCAGACGGGTACACATCAAACTTTCGCTTTGCCTCTGCTTTGACACGGTTGTACAACTCCATGTCGGCAGGAACATTTTCCTTCTTCACTGTCGCAACCATGATGGGCTTTTTGCCTTCTCTCGTTTGTGTTGACTCGGCACGACGCTTGCGTTGAATGGCAGACTTGATTTCTTCGGGA